CTACGAATTTGACAATATATCGGTGGTGTGTTCGCATTTAAATAAGCCATTACTATCCATTAATATCTCCCCAAGTATTTCCTGATTCATAATCTACTTTGTTAGGGACTTTTAATGTAACAGCATTCTCCATAATTTCAATTATCTTTTTTGCTTGTTCTTCTGATTCGATTGATATGTCTAATTCATCATGTATTTGTATGTGTGGTATAATTCCTTCTTCGTATAAATCTAACATTGCTTTCTTAGTCATATCAGCTGCTGATCCTTGTATTAATTTATTTAAAGCTTTGTATGTAAATGCTCTTCTAATTCTTCCTCTTCCATAAGTTCTTTCAGCTTCTTCAAAAGACATAGGTGTATGCATACCAAATGTTGCAGGCTCCCATTTATTAAATCTACATCTACGTCCTAATAAAGTTCCTATCGAACCTGTTTGTGCTTGATTAGAAGTATATGTCATAAGATCTCTAACAAAAGGTACACTGTCGTGATATTGATTAAATAAATTTTCTGCTTCTTGTTTTGTGTTTAAACCTAATTCTGCTTGTAACTTTGCTTTACCCATTCCATAAAATAATCCTAAATTAATTATTTTAGCATTGCTTCTAGATATATTTGCCATATCAGCTACTGTTTGGTGAAAATCCACTGAGTTATCTTTAAATTTGTCAACTATATTTTTAACTGAATCATCAAAACAAATTGGTTCAGTTGATGCTGCATAATGCACTACTAATCTAGGTTCTTGTTGTGAATAGTCAAAACAACCCCATTTGTAATTGACTTCAGGTAAGAACAATGATCTAATCATTGGTCCTAAATCTTTATTTCTTGCAGGTATTTGCTGTAAATTTGGATTAGCATAACTAAATCTACCTGTAACTGTGCCACCTTGATCTGATCTAATTGGATTAATATCTGCGTGTATTCTTCCCCTGTATTCATGTTTTAATATTGTATCTATAAATGTAGTATGAGCCTTGTTTATTTCTCTAGCTTTTGCTATCTTTTTAACTAATGGATGTTGATGATTTGAAAGGAAATTTTTAGTAAATGATGGTGCATTTGATTTTTCAGTTCTTTCATAAGGTAAAGAAAGTTTATCAAATACTTGTGCAATACTTCTTGCTGCCCATATCTGAGGCTCTATTCCTGTTTCTTTTTTTACTTCTTGGATTAATGTTTCTTCTTCTGTGCTTAATTCTTTTTTTAGTTGATGAGCTTTTTCAACATCTACCCTTACGCCCTTAAACTTCATGTCGATCAGACAAGGAAACAATTGTGTTTCTAAGTTAAATATTTCTATTAAATTTTGTTTTGATATTTCCCTGGATAAAGTTTTAAATAATTCTAAAGTTAATTCAGCATCTTTCTCTGCATAATTACCTACGAACATTGCAGGAAGTTTATACATTTCTTTTTTAGCATCTATGCCAAAAGATTCCGCTGCTTCTTTTAATCCTTTTTCATCTTTTACTTCTCTTAAATATTCAAAAGCAATACTGTTTAAAGTATATGATAATCTATTTTCATCAATTAAAGATGCCATAACCATTGTATCAATGATATGTCCATTAATTTGTATTCCATATGATCTAATCCAACATACATCATACATTGCATTATGAAATATTTTTACTGAATCAGTTGCACAAACTTTTTTAAACCATTCTAAAACTGTTTTTTTATCTATATTACCACCACCTTCGTGTGCTATTGGATAGTAACCTTTCCAACCTTCTACAGCTACGGCGATACCAACTATTTCTCCGCGCCCTTGTATTGCTCCTGAACCTTTTGATCTTAAATCAACATCTTTAGTTTCTAAGTCAATTGCAATATGTTTTGCATTACTTAAATCAGGAAACTCTTCAGGGCAGTTCCATTCTTTTTGTGCTTCAAATATCATATACCTAATATGTAATAGGCTAAACAAATAGCCATGATTAAAGTTATATCAATTAAACAAAGTTTATACATTCTTCTTCCTTTTTTTATTATAGCATTTTTTACACTTATAGCCATAGTTGTACGTCATTTTTCTTTTTTTACAAACAACGCATTTAAAATTAATCATCTTTCATTTTTAAAATTTCTAACTCACAATAGTGAATTATCTTTTCTAAATCTTGTATTCCATTTTTATCCTTGTACCTACAAACGTACTTCACAACGTTCCCCTGGAAGAAGCTGAGATTATTTTTAGAAATAAACTCATATGGCTGAATGCGAAAAGTTTTATAATGTTTCCCACCTACCTGCCTATTTTGTGGAAAGGCCTTATCGAATATATTTTTATTTGTCATACTATTGGTCCTCCTATGTTGTATTGATAATCTGATGTTGACTGCATTAGATATAAGTTTTCTTTTGCTCTAGTTATTCCTACGAAAAAAGTTCTATGTTCTGGATCAGGATCTTTTAATGCTGACTCATATATAATTCTTTCCAGGTCAGTGTATAAAGCAACATTTTCTGCTTCTTCACCTTTAACGCTGTGTATCGTAGAAACTTTTATTCTTGGTTCTTTCATCAAGTCATCACCTGACTCTAATAAATTTTTTATGTATGTTTTACTTTCTTCTGGAAAATTTAAATGCTCCCAGCTCCCCGTCGCTCGCAACCCGTAATGTTCTCTAAGTTCTTGCATATCAACTGAGATAATGGACTCTAGTTTTTTTTCATTTTTAAATCCTCTTGCAACGTGAATTTCTGTCTTTAAATATTGCCATAAATCTTGCACATCTTTTTTATTTACCTTTGCACCTTTGTTTAATCTATCCCAAACTCTGTAAGCACTAACCATTTCCATGGGCAATATGTCTTGAGTCTTTGCATTAAATCTTAAATTCAAACGATAAAGATGTTCTTTTATTTGATCTAACATTTTATTAGTTCTAGCTAATATCATCCAATTACCTGTAGATAAGTCTAAATCTTCTAGTGCCATGTCCTCATAAATGTTTCCATCTGCATCTCTAGCTTCCCATTTTTTATCTAATCGTTCAGACATATATGGAAATATAGATTCTGCTAAATTATGTATCTTTCTAGGAACCCTTCTAGATTTAATTTGAGGATCAAATTTACCTTTTAAGTTTATAAATATTTTAGGATCCGCTCCTTGAAACGTGTAGATAGTTTGATCATCGTCACCTGCGATGTATGAACGTTTACAAATACTTTCAATGTAAAAAAACATTTTCCATTGTAGTGGACTTAAATCTTGTGCTTCATCTAAAAATACTACATCTAATTCAGGACAAACTTTCTTTTCAATAAATTGTGCAATCATATCATAATACTCAACCATTTTAGTGTGTTCTTTATAAGTTTTTAAATGTGAATCTATTAATTCCGTTAAACTAATCTCAACCGTTTGATGTAAATCTAATTGTATTGCTGCTTCTTCTATATCTATTTGACGAGATCTAGCATACTCAATGATTTTCATGTGTGGGTTTGTGTATACGACATAACCAAATTCATTAGTCGTAGATTCAAAAGATAGGTCTTTGCATACTTGAGAATAAGTTTTAAAATTGTTCCATTTATTTCCTTTTAATAATTGAGTTTGGGTATTGATCCCTAGCGCATTACTTCCTAATGAATGCATCGTACCTATGTGAAATAAATTATCAGTAATCCTTCTTTGAGCTTCATTAGCTGCTGCATTGCTAAAAGATATGTAAGCTATTTTTTGTGGATCTGTTTTATATTCTTTTAATTCTTTTTCTAAATACTTAGTTAATGTAAAGGTCTTACCCGTTCCAGGTGGACCAGGAATTATAATTCTATTTGTATGGTGCATCTTTAATTTTATCTTTTCTCAAAATTGGTTTATCTATCTCAAGGTGTTTAATTGTTAAATGTCTTGTGTTCTTGCCATCAAGATTAGATGTTTCTAATTTTGCATCAAACAAAGTTTCTAACATTCTTAGTGTTGCTTCATATTTAATATTCCAAGATTTACTTCTTAGTAAAAAAGTCCAAAAGGCTTTATATTTAAAATAACTAACTCCATTTTCTGTAAATGGTATTCCACGTTTAACGTCTTCTTTTTTCTTTCCATTTGATCTTGACACAAATTCAATTAATAATTCTTTTAATTGACTATCTGTTTTTAATATTTCTGGTGCTTCTATTGGTATAGATTTTTCTAATAATTTATTAATTTGTTTTCTCCAAACTACTTTAGCCACAGGTAACATTGCTTGATTAATTTGCTCTAAACATTTTAATGAAAATTTATCAGGTTCATGTAGATCTGCACCACTAACTTCAACTATACCCTCACCAACGGTCACAAAATAAATAGGTGGATTAGATGTATATTTTTGTATTTCTTTTATTTCTAATCCAGGAGAAAAATCATCGCCTACACCAAATTCTTGTTTAATACATTTTTTAGAATTGCAAAAAGATGCAATGGGTTCGTCTTTACATTTATATTGATATTCTTTTCCAGTTATTGATTTAATTAATATATCTATTTCTTTTTTATCTAAAGGTGGTTGGCAATATTTATCATTATAATTAAATATTTTAGTGTCCCAGTTATCAGGAAATCTTTTTTTTACATATACACCAAAATTATACATTGCATTATTTCTTTGTCCGTTTGGTATTCCTTCTTTTGCTAACATTCTTAAACAAGGTGGTGCACCTTTTAATAAATCACTATCTTCAGGTTTATCTTCCTTAATTTTTAATTCTACCAAGTCTTCTTCTGTTAAAACTATTTGATCATAGTATTTAAAAAATTCTTCTATGGTCATTGCATTTCCATCATAATTAAATGCATATCTTAGTGTTTGATTCACATTATGATAAGGTAAATTTAAAAAACTACCTACATCTCCTCTGTCTTTATTAATATGATTTTGTTTTGGAAATATTTCTGATCTTGCATATCCTAACATTGCGGCTATGTCTTTTAATTTATTTCTAAATAATGCTGCAGGTATAAATTCGTTTGTAAATAAAAATACATGTGCACCTCCAGATTTTGATCTAAATACGATTAATGGTAATTTATTTAATTTAATTTTATCTATTAATTCTTTATGATTTAAATTGTAAACGTCTATATCTATACAAGCCCATTTACATTTACTGTCTTCGTTAATTGGAATTATACCTAAAGCAGGATCTTTGCCTGCTAAGTGATCTAACCACATCTGATCAGTAACAGGTTGTTTAATTATGACAGACTTGGTTTTATGTTTACCACGCTCATCATATTCTTCTGTCTTTCTAGTTTGACCATATGCATTATATGATCCTTCAAATATTTGTTTAAATTTCTTTATTTCTACCATACGCACCTTTTATTGTAGGCGGCCTTTCGACCGCCTGCTTTATTAATTGTGAACGATAATGAAAATTATCTTCTTGCAAAAGAACCGTAAAATTTTTTAGCTCTTTCATATAAAGCTGCATCTTCTACTGGTCCAACTTTTGCAACATTCCAACCGTACCATTGATTACCTTTACCTGTATTTAATACAGAAGATAATTTATAAATATGGCTGAATGAAGGTGGAGTATATGAACCGTTTTTACCGTCCAATACTATTGATTTCATCATAGAGTTCCATTTTCTACTAATTTTACCTTGAGATGAACTCATGGATATCATAGCAGTTTCTGAACCCTTATCCCCTAATATGATTACAAAGTGTTGTCCTACAGTTAATATGTAGTTACCATTTGATAATCTGTCTTTTCCATCAGGTCCTTTAGTTGTTTTTTCTAAAATATCTGATGTATCAGGATATATCATTTCTGGTCTACCAGAACCTGTTCCGTAATCGGACCATTCTTGG